CTTGGAAAGAAACGCTCATGGAATCGCTCCTTGTATCTGAAGTGAATTACTGAAGTCAGTTGGCTGAACCCCTTGCCCTCTCCGCCGGCCGGTCTACAACAGCCGGCGGAGAGGGTGCCGCTCACGGACTACGCCTCGCCCTTGCTCTTCACGCCGCCACGGTATTCGGCCATCGCCACGCCGAAGTCGTGGTAGCCTCGCATCTGCACGCCCAGCGTGTTGAAGTCGGCATCCGCCGATTCGATCGTCGGGCTCTGCACGCCGTTGAGGAAGCACATCACGGCCGTCGCCAGGACCGCCGGATTGGCCAGCAAGTACCAGGCCAAGGCCGAGTAACCCGTGTAGCTGCTGTTGCTCAGCTCGGGCACCACGATCGGCTTGAATCGGTTCTGGTAGATGTTGGCCGTCGGCCGCTTCGTGCTGGCGGTCGTGTCGCGAATCTCTTGCGAGACGTAGAACTGCCGCGCGGTGGCCTCCAGCTCCGGCGGAACCACCAGCCGATCCGGCTCCAGGCTCAGCAGGTTGCCGTCGGGGCCCTCCATCTGCCGGAAGAGGGTCACCGCGTCGGCGATGGCCGCGTCGCCCAAGGCGGTGCCGGCGCCGCTCTGGTAGTTGCCGCGTGCCGAGGTGAAGAACGTGCTGTTGTTGACCCACAAGGTCCAGAAGACCTTATTCATCTTCAGCGCCGCCCCGAGCCCCAGTCGCGTGCGGAGGTCGTCGAACGCGCCCAGGTCGTCGTTGATGATGTCCTGCCGCGTCAGGGTCAGCATCTTGGCGTAGGTCTTCGCCTGCATGCTGTACGATTCCTCACCCAACTCGCCGTGCGTGATCTCGCCGGTCGGGCCCACTTCGGCGTACTCCAGGTCGGCGGTCAGCCGGTAGGCGGTGACCGACTTGAAGTCGCTGACGCTGCGGGTGCGGGCCACCTCTCGCCAGGTCTGCGGGACCTGGTTGAAGCCCTCCAGGAGAATCTTGTTGGCGGACGAGGACAGAATGCCCGAAACGTCGATCCCGCTGATTCCGCCCGCCGTGTGGATCGGCCGCATCGCGTGGGTAAGGACCTCGCGGAGGTTGTCGTTGCCGATTCGCTGCCGGCCGGTGTAGCCGCGAGCCGTTGCCGCCAGCAGGAGGAGCTCCTGGACGCCAAGGTTTCGGTAGTGCTTGTCCGCCGCCTCGATGGTCTCCGGCTTGAACGCCTTATCCATGTCGGCCAGCCCGGCGGAGCGGCAGAACGCCGCCTCAATCACCGGCTGCGACATGTCGCGGCTGCTGCTGTGGATCGCCGGGGCTTGCGGCCGCTCGGCCCGGATTAAGTCGGCCTCATACAGGGCCGCCGCCTTGACGTACTCAGCCTCCAGTCGCGGGCCGGCCCATTGCTCGGCGATGGCCTTGGCTTTGGCCTCCAGTGCCGCCTTCATGCCGGCTGCCTTGATTTCGGCCAGCTTCTGGACGTCGACCTTGCCGCCATACTCGATGGCCTTGCCCTCGATCGTCGCCTCGTGCTGCGCGAAGGCCACGCCGATCGCCTGGATGTCGAACCGCGGGGGCTCGACTGCCGGCCGGTGGTCGCCGCTGGAGTCGCCGTTGTTCCGGTGCCCACCGTCGGCCTTGATCTCGGCGTCGCGATTGGCGGCGGCCTTCACTTCGGCATCGTACTTGGCCTGGAGCTTCTCGATTTGATCATCTCGCAGGTCGTCCATGACGAGGCCGAGTGCCTCGATCCATTGCTCAAACTTCATCGCGTGCTCCTTGTCGAAACGGGCGGAGGTTGCCGCGACCTTGGCGGAGCTGCCGGCATCGGCACCGACCGCCACGAATGAAACCTCACCTAGAATTGCCTTCCGGGCGACATAAACCGGGCCGGTAAACACCCGGCCATTGACTTGCACCTTTGTGCCTGTCGGCACGTATTCGCGGTCCAGCGGCTTCGCACCGATGGACGCCTTCCACGGGAAGCCGGCGCGGGCGCTGGCCTTCACCTCTTCCGCTTGCGGGCCGGCGCCACTGACCACACCGCTAAGTGTGAGCTTTCGCTGGTCGTTGGTGACATCGGTGGCGTGGCCGACGATTCGCCCGATGTCGTGGTCACGCAACACCGGCAACGGCGCCTTGGCCTGCAATCCCGCCAGGTCGACGATCACCGGGTCGTCCCAGCGGTTGACCGACAACGCTCCGCCGTTGTAGGCGCGAATCGTGAACGTGGCCTGTTTCGGCTCGCCATCGCCTTCGGCCGCCTCGATCCACTCCACCGGCACCACGTCGGCTTTGATCTCCGGTAGTTGTCCGGCCGCCTCGATTTTGCGTAGCCGCCGACGAACTCGCCGCTCGCTTTTTTTGCTCACGTTGCCGCCCTCCCGTTTGTGCGTCCGTTGCGTCCGTTCATGCGAAACCTCCTGGCCCCAGCGGCCGGCGGCGTGCTGTCGTCGCCGTCGCCTCCCGGGCCTTCGTTCGGCTCGGACGCATCGCCGCCGGCCGCCTTGAAGTGCTGCGAGAGCAGCTTGGCCCGCATTTCTTCCACGGTGATGCCGTAGTCCTCCGCCATCACCCGGACTTCGTCCTCGAAGTCCAGCCCCTCCTCGGCGTAAATCCGTCGCAGTGTGGCGACGCCCGTTCCGAGGTCGGTCTTGCGTGCGTTGGCCGTCTTCCCCTCGTCGATGACCGGCTTACGCGGCCAGCCCCACGTATGCGCCGGCGACGGCGATTCGGGTACCGACCACCCGTAGACTTTGACCGCCTCGCGAAACCACAACTCGAACAAAGGATCGAGGCACTGGTCCTCGACGTCCATTCGCTCGGTGTCGATCGACACGAAATAGGTCAGGTGGTCCAGCTTGCCGCCGGAAAACGAGTAACCCGAGGAGTCGGCCGCCGCGATGTTATACGGCATGTTCAACGGCCGAGCCTCTTCGCACGTCAACGCGCGAGTGAACTCGGAATACTCGGCCGACGGCTGCTCCGCTTTGGGCTGGTAGGCGTCGTAGCCCATCGGCAATGCGACCATCATGCCCTTCTCGATTGGCAGACTGCTCATTGGTCGCACGGCATCGGGGCCGTCATCGCCGAGCATTTGCGTCTTCAGGAACAGACTGAAGTCCGCAATGTTTTCGGCGGCCGCAAGCGTCGCCTCGCGGTACCGGCGGCCCTGTGCAAACAGATTCAGCGATGCGGTGAGTTCGCCGATGCCGCGATGCTGGCCCGGCCGATCCTCGCGATAGAGGTGGCAAACGAACTCAGCCGGCACGTCGATCGGGTCCATGCCGAGCCCGCTCCACTCGCCGCCGGGATGGTACGGCAGGATTTCATACGTTTGCGGATTGCCATAACGGTCGAACCGGATGCCATCGACCCGCATCTCCTCCGACGGGGCGAGCCCGGGGCTGGTCACCTGCTCGGCCTCCACGCCGCGAATGTCGAGCTGCACGGTGCCGCCAGGGTGAAGCGTCGGGTTACTGAACGCAACAATGAACGACTCACCGTCAGAGAGCTTGGCCTTGATCGCGGTCCGCAGCTTGCGAGCGAACTTAGTGCGGCTACACCACTGACGCCACCGCTCCTCGACCATCGTGTTGAATGCCGGGTTCCGCGTCTGCATCCGGAGCGTGGGACCGCGACCGACAACGTAGTTTGCGTGCGTTAGCTGGATGCCCTTGGCCTGCCCGTTGTTCGCGATCTCGTACCGCGACCGCTGCATGATCCGTTTGCGGACCGCCAGGCTATTCGCTGAATCGGCGTCCAGTGCGTCGGCGTTGGCCCAATGCTGCGTATTGACGCCCGAGCTGGAGGCCGCATCGTAGCGGCCACGGATCGGCGCGGCATCGCCCAGTGACGCACGGGAATCACGTCGCGGCGACAACGCTCGGCGGATGGCGGAAAGCACTCCCACTAGCCCCCCCCGGGAGGATCGAGTTTGACGAATCGCAGCCCCATGTGATTCCGTGCGGCCGCTGACTGCGCGACGCCAAACCGCGCGGCCTCAATCTGGTCTTTGAGCGGATGCTGTTCGACGGACCCGGAGTCGCCGGATGCTTTCCGGGGCCCCAGTGCGTTCTCTTCGACGGCTTCGCGGACGGTGTCGGCCATATCCCCATAACCGACCTGGCCGCCGGAAAACTTCGACATTTTCGGGAAACGGACCGC